TATTTATTTATTTATTCAAAAGAGGCAATAGTTCTTGTAACTACTGTACCTCCTACATTAATTTTACATTTTATACCCCCATCAGATGAATCCATGTAAATAACAGATTTACCAGCCGCAGGGTCGCTTGGTGTTGATATTGCATTTAACATTAAAACATCATCAAGTTCTAAAGTATCTTGTACTCTTTGTTTACCAGCAACATCTATTTTATATGCTCCAGTATTTACTGTTGTTCCTATTAATAAAGTTTTATATACATTAATAGTAGCATTACTACCACCCAAAGTCATAAAATTTGTAACCCCAACATCAACAGCTCTTAATCTAAGTTCAGTTCCAGTTACTTGATTGTTGATGTCAAGACCACCAGTATTTCTATTTGTTATAGACGAATTTGTTCCATCTGAATCAATCCAAAATGAATTTGAGCCACCTAATCTAAGCCTTGTATCAGCACTAAAAACTAAAGAATCTAAACTTTCATCCCATTGTAAATTTCTGCCACTTGTAGCTCCATAAAATGTTACATCATAACCAGTATCGTCAACTCCGACTTGTAAACTTCCTTGAACATTTAGCTTAGCTCCAGAATCAGTTGTTGTTCCAATTAGTACGTTTCCATTATTAGAACGCATAACTTCACCAGAACTATCAAGTAAAATTAAATTACTTGAACCAGAGTTTAGCCTTAATGTTGAGCCACTTTGTGCTGATAAATATGATGAACTACCACCTTGGTATAACCAAACAGAATTTAAATCGCTATATGCTCTTATATATGCGTTTGCTGATGTTCCTTTGACATCTAAAAAAGTATTTGTAGATGATGTGTTTTCAAAATGTGTATCACCTCCTCTAACTTCAAGCTTATGTGTAGGACTGGTCGTTCCAATACCTAAACCAGTGCTTTTAAGAGTCATTTTTTCAGTACCATCTAAATAAAACCTAATTCTAGAGTTACCAAATTGATTTCCTTTATCAGCTTGTAAATCTAAATTACCATCAATATTTTTAATTTCACAATAATTTGGATTTGTTGTGTCTGTAAGCGTTATATATGGATTTGCAGCTTCTATATTTACATTACCAACAACATGGAGCTTTTCACTCGGGCTGGTCGTTCCAATACCAAAATTTCCAGAGTTTGTATCAAATATAAATTTAGTAGAGTTGTTTGCATTTCTTATTCCAAGTTTACCATTACTACTACTAGAATTAACTGGAGTCAAATAAATAGTATCATCACTATCAGTAAGAGAATATATTTCAAATCTTGTGTTAGAATTTCCGTGTCTTACACTAAACTTGTTTCCAATACTTCTAACATAAGAATCAAGATGATATCCATTACTTGTTATTTTTGTTCCAAAATTTTCATTTCTAAAATGTATAGTTGCATTTGAGCCAGAATTATTACCTACAATTAATTCATCTTGTGTTCTTGTTTTACCATTAACATCTAATTTATAACCACTATCAGTTGTTGTTCCAATGAGTACGTTTTTATATAAATTAACAGTTTCTTGAATTCCACTTAACCTAAGATAATCTGTAAGCCCCCCAGTTCCATTATCTGACTGTAAAATTATGTCTTTATCATTTGCAGTATTTACAATATATAAGTCACCATTAGTAGCTTTTATTGATCCGTTTGTTCCATCACTAAAAATTCTTAAATCAACACCACCACCAAATTTAGCTTCAATATTGTCGTTATGTAAAGTTTCTTTTCTAAACACAACACTTGTTCTACTTCCATCTATAATCATATAAGGAGTTCTACCACCACTTCCATCATCATTTCTAAAAACTATATCCGCATCGTCTGTATCTTGATCAATGTATAAGTTACCAGTTCTGGCGTTTTGTTGTTTTATATAACTGTTGCTACCATCATGATATATTTTTAAATCATCTGCATTACCAAAAACAAGCTCAGCCCCATCGGTAATTTTTAATTTATCATCGCTTTGATTCCACAACATATCTCTACCACTTGTAGCTCCCAAAAATTTAACATCACCATCTACTTGCAGTTTACTAGAGCCATCATCAGTTGTTGTTCCCAAAAGTAGGTTTCCGCCAGATGTCAAACGCATATCCTCACCAGAGCCATTTGTCCTAAAACTCATTGTGTCATAAAGATTATTGTAACCTATAAAACCAGCATTTTCATCATTAGAATCACCAAATTTTAATTCTGACGCTCCATTTGTGCCAGAAATAATGGCAATAGTAGAGTAATCAGTTATATTTTCGTTATGTTGAAAAACAGCTATTGTGCTATTTGCAGTTGTTTCACTTGGAGTAGTTCCAGTACCTCTTTTAAAAATAGATAATCCACTAACATCTAACTTATAACCACTATCAGTTGTTGTTCCAATAAGTACGTTTCCGCCATCAGTAATCCTAGCAAGTTCTGTACTACCAAAGTTTTTAAATTTAATTGGATTGCCACTTACAGCTGGTTTGAAAGCATCAGCATGACTATCACCAGTTATTAATGCATCACCAACAACATGGAGCTTTTCTGTGGGAGCAGTATTATCACCTATCATTAAGCTATCTCTAATATAACTTAAGTTTTCTGCAAAGTTTATTCTTTGACTTCCGCTTGAATTATAAATTTTAAAACTTGGAGTTCCACCTCTACTTAGTTTAATAGCGTCTACTCCACTTCTTTGTAATAATATTCCTCCATTATTAGTTGTTGAATTAATTACAAAATCTTCATTACCAGTATAAGACGTTAAATTTAAAAGCAGTTTTCCATCAGATGTTAGACGCATTTTTTCTGAGCCAGCATCAGTTTTAAATATATGATTATCATAAGCATAATATTCAGCACTGTCACTGACCATAGATAATTTAAAACTTGAATTAGAGATATATACATTTTGTGGCAATCTAAAATTATTGTCACTTGCTATAATACCAAAACCATAAAATGCCATATTTCCACTCCAATCACCAAAACCAATTGTTTTTGATGAATTTGTTATTTG